GAGCTTGAACAGGATGAAATAATTGATACTTTTGAAGTGGATATATTATTACCTAGGAGGTGATATTATGGATAAACAATTAGTGGGTTATTTGGCCACAATCTTATTATGGAGAAGTGTTGTTGATAGAGATTGGTTATCCGTTGGTTTTATTGACGGTCTATTAGTTATGGCTGAAGCTTTGGGTAAAGGTATTGATGAGGTTAGTGAGGCTTTAAGGATTTATGATAAATACAAGGGTTGGTTATTTGATATGCGTTATAAGGAAAGATTGTCAAGTGAGGAGGTGCTTATGTTGGCGGCAGAAGCAGTTGAAAGAGAGTTGGGTATAACTTTAATTTGGGATACTTATGATAATACGTAAAGTATTTGATCGAAGGAGGTATTATCATGGAAGATTTAAGGAATATGTTACGTGAAATGTTTAAAACAGAACCTACATCTGATGAACCTATTACATATTGTCGGTTTTGTGAAAAACCTTTGTATGAAAGACAGAGGTATAAAAAGGTGGATGGTCAGTGGATCCCTTGGTTGAAACCTTTTGTAGAGTATTGTGATTGTGAGGATGCTGTACGTGCTAGACGTGAGATGGATAATAAGAGGATTTTAGAAGAAGCGAGAAAAGAGGAAATACAAAGGATATTGGCCAATAGTGGATTACCTAAGGGTTACTGGGATAAGACATTTGATAAATGGGATATGAGGTATAATAAGATTGTTTACGAAGCAATACTAAATTATGTTAGGGTATGGCCACATGTGCTTAAAGGGGGAAAAGGGTTGTATATCTATGGCCCTTATGGAACAGGTAAAACTCACTTGGTTGCCGCTATAACTATTTATATCATTAATAAATATTTGGCCCGAGTTGTCTTTGGAACTTTGACAAAATTGTTTACACCTTTAAAAGATGCTATTGGCTTGGGTGATTCCTATTTATTGCAAAGAGAAAGAGAAAGGCTTTATAAAGCCGATTTGTTGATTATTGATGATTTGGGTAAAGAAAGGCCTACAGATTTTGTTTCTGAGGAACTATACACTCTTATTAATACTCGTTATGAGAATAAAAAACCTGTTGTGATTACCAGTAATTATACTTTAGATGAGTTTGCTAAGAAGTATAATAAGTGGAGTAAGGATTATGGATTTAAGGATTTAGGATCGGCCATGAAGAGTAGGTTTAGGGAAATGTGCTATTACATCAAGATGGATGGCCCAGATTATAGGGCTATTAAAGGCCCAAGAGATTAATTTAATAATAAAAGGAGGGTGATTATTTATGCCAATTACTGAAAAACAAAAAGAGATCGCTAAAAGGTTTCTTAAGGTTTTTATTAAATGGTATCGTAGGTTTTCTTATTTAGGTTGGGACGGTAAGCGTAAATGGAAGGAACATTGTTTATCTTTTGTTGATTTCTTGCAAGAAGTGGACATGATATTTAATCGAATAGATGATGAGGATATTAAAAAGGCTTGGCAAGAAGCCAAAGGCCGTTGGTATGAGGATTGGGAATATATAGTTGAGCATGAGGATAAATTATAAAGGAGGAGAGAATTATGAAAAGAAATAGAGGGACAAGCCAAAGGAATAGAGGTAAAAAAGCTGAATACAAGGTGAGAAATTTATTTATAAAAATGGGTTGGCAAGCCGATAGAGTGCCAATTAGTGGGTCGGGTAGTATTAAAGGGGATGTTATAGCTAAAAAGGGTAAAATGCAGGTTGTAGCTGAGGTTAAAAGAATGAGTAGATTACCTAAGGTTTTACTGAATACTATTACTTCGTGGAAAAATGGTGGTGGGGATGTTGTTAGAACTAATGATGGTGATTTTATTATAGTAAATGCTTCGTTTTGGTTGAAGGATCCTGAAATGGTTAGAGACATAGCTAAATTTTTATTGAGAAAAAATGCTTTTACTGTAACTGTGAATCGTTTGCCTAAGAGTATTATGAGAAAGCTTGAACAAGCTGAAAGGGAAGGTGCTGTTTTATTTATTGTGCCAGGTTATAAGAGAGAGTTTATTGTTATCGAGAGGTTATCATGAAGAGGTGTGTTGAGATGATAAAGCAGGGCGGCTATAATGGCCGCCCTTTTTATGTTGAAAAGGAGGAGATATATGTTTTTATCATTTTATTATACTATGAAAATTATATATTGTCAAGTGTTATTTTGTATAGTATGGTATAATATAGTTGGGAGGGGGTGACGGTATGAGTGGACGTACTAAGTTGAGGGAAGATATGATTGAGAAGGCTTACGAACTTGTCAAGGCAGGTAATCATTATAGGGTTATTTCACAATATTTTGGTATAGATGAAAGTACTTGGCATAGATGGATGCGTAAAGGTGAGTTGGCCAAGAACAAGAATAGTATCTACTACCGTTTTTACAAGGCAGTGAGAAGAGCCGAAGCGGAGGCCCATGCGAGGAATGTTGAGATAATACAACAGTCAGCCAAAACACATTGGCAAGCGGCAGCATGGTGGCTTGAGAGACGTTATCCTGAAATATGGGGACGCCGTGATAGGATCGGTATAGGTCTGGACGGTGAGAAAGGAATAAAGATAGAGATAGTGCCCGTTAGTGCTAGTGAGCCCAAAGAGGCGGCCGATGATGAAAGTAAAGAGGATTGAGGTTAATGCAAAGATATGGGATTTTTTGTTGAGCCACAAACACCGTATATTGTTGGTTTACGGTGGAGCAGGTGCAGGAAAGTCTTATACTGTGGCCCAGTGGTTGGTGTACAAAGCTTTGAGATGGCCAATGCATGCCTTGATTACACGTAAGCATAATCCATCCTTGATGTTGACAACATTACCTTTGGTGCTTAAGATATTAGATGATTGGAACGTTCCTTATGAACTGAAGAAAGCTGAGCAAAAGATATTGATAGAACGTAGTTTGCTTGTTTTTAGAGGTCTGGACGATCCCGAGAAAATAAAGTCAGCAGAATATAATTTTATATGGATGGAAGAAGCCACTGAGTTTACTAAGAATGATTTTATGCAGCTTAAATTGAGGTTAAGACGTGCAAATAATGGTCGTTATAGAAACCAGATGGTTTTAACATTTAATCCTATATCTATGTATCACTGGATTTATGAAAAGTTTTTTGTACAGCAAGATGATGAGGATATGGCTATTTTGCGTGTAACATACAAGGATAATCTGAGATGGCTTCCCAAGGATTATGTGAATGAGTTGGAACGGTTGGCCGAAGAGGATGAATACTTTTATAAAGTTTATGCGTTAGGACAGTTTGCAGCAAAACAAGGTTTGATTTATGATAATTGGGAGATTATTGATGATAGAGAAGCCGATAGAGTACTTATGAGTGCCGATGAGGTATTTTATGGTTTGGATTTTGGATTTAATAATCCTACAGCCCTATTGAAGATTGTTGAAAGGGACAATGAGTTTTATGTTGTTAATGAACTATACCAAAGGGGTCTTACGAATGCCGATTTAATTAATAGGTTAAGAGATTTTGTGAAACCAGATGGCGTTATATATGCCGATAGTGCGGAACCAGCAAGGATTGAGGAAATACAGCGTGAAGGTTATACTGTGATCCCAGCAGAGAAAAAGGTTAAGGATGGTATTGATTATGTGAAGCGTCATAAGGTTAGGATAGCTAAGAGATGTGAAAATACTATTAAGGAGATAAGGAACTATAAGTGGAAAGAAACACGTGATGGACGTATACTGGATGAACCAGTAAAATTTATGGATCATGCTATGGATGCTTTGAGATATGCCGTATATACACGTGCAAAACAAGGTGGAGCCGTTAATATATGGTGGTTTTAATGTGAGGTGATATAAATGAGTATATGGGATTTTTTTAAGAAGAAGCAACAAAAGGCTGTACCACCTAGTGGGTTATCATGGTTAAGGGAGGTGCCAGGTTGGAGTAGGTCAGAGCTTATTAGCCAATATGTAGAGCATAACTGGGTATATGCCGTTGTATCAAAGATATCACAATCGGTTAGTGCCGTGCCCTGGAGATTATATGCCGAAGATAGTGAAGGTAATCAGGTTGATATCACCGAAGGCCCTATTTATGAACTACTGACAAGGCCTAACCAGTTTACGAGTTGGCAAGAACTTATTGAGCTTACACAGATCTATTTAGAGTTAGCAGGTGAAGCATTTTGGGTTTTAACATTAAATGCAAGAGGTGAGCCTACTGAGATATGGGTTGTGAAGCCAGATAGAATGAAAATAGTGGCCGATCCTGAGGATTATATTAAGGGTTATGTATATAGTGCAGGAGTAGAAGAAATACCATTTGATATCGAAGAGGTTATACATTTTAAATATCCTAATCCTTTTGATGATTATAGAGGTTTAGGCCC